GCAATCGAATGACCCTGCTCAATGAACTGACCGAGCTCTACTGGAGCCTGGGGGAATACAGCATCGATGACCGCCGGCGCATGAAGGCGGTGGTGCATGAGATCAGCCAACGCATCCGCACTTGGGCCCCTGACGAAGGCCAAGCCCGCATCTGCTTCCTGGCCATCAATGAGGTGGCCGATCGACTCATCCGCGAAACCACTGATGACAAACCCCAAGGTTGAGCAGCGCCGCCAGGACTACCTCGAGTGGCTGTATCAGCGCTCCGGTCGCACCTGTGGCACCTACACCGGGCTCTACCAGGAGCGGCTGAAAGAGCTGGTTGAGCGGGACATGCAAGAGGCTGGCCTGTGAAGCTACTGATTGACGCCGAGGTCTACCTGTTCCGCTCCGCCACCGCGGCGGAATGGGAGGCCGAGTGGGATGACGGCGACTGGACCTATCTGTGCCGACACGCTGATGCGCAGGCCAACTTCCAGGAGTTGATCGCCGAGATCCGTGAGGGCGCCCCCGATCACCAGCCCGTTCTGGTCTTCGGGGATCGCGTCTCCTTTCGCTTTGGCGTGTGGCCCCAGTACAAGGCCAACCGCAAGAAATGCCGACGCCCCGCCGGCTACCGGCAGCTGGTTGAGTGGGTCGAGAAGGCTGCTCCGTCCCGCGGCTGGCGGGTTGCGCGCCTGCCTGACATCGAAGGCGATGACGTGCTGGGCGTGCTGTACGAAGACGGCGACATCATCGCCTCCCTCGACAAAGACCTACTCACCATCCCGGGCCTGCACCTGCGCAATGGCGAGATCATTCACGCCAGCAGGCTCGAGGCTGATCGCACCTTCTACGCCCAGGTGCTGACTGGCGATGCAACTGATAACTACCCCGGCTGCCCTGGCTATGGCCCGGTGACAGCGGAGAGGGCCTTGGCCAGTTGCTCTACGGAGGTGGAGATGTGGCAGACGGTGCTTGCCGCCTACGCCAAGAAGGAGCTCAGCGAGGACTATGCGATCACCCAAGCCAGGTGTGCTCGCATCCTTCGGGCTGGCGAGTATGACTTGCAAACCGGCACTCCCCTGCTATGGAGCCCGCCGGTAGCCTGACTACATCTGCGGGCCTGTAGTGGTTGCACTGCCTCCGATCTCCGAGCGTCTCGTCAGTGCATTGGCGCAACAATTCCCGGATCGGGCGCCTGATTTGCAGTGGACCGAAAAGGAGGTCTGGTTCCGCTCTGGCCAGGCCTCTGTGGTCCGCTACTTGATCACAGTCATGCAGGAGCAGTTCGAGAAAGGCATTGATTTGGAGGTGGGCTGATGTGTGTTGGAGGAGGCGGAGGCGGCACGCCGGCGGCACGCATCACTGACCCGCTGCGCAGCACCAAGCAGTACAAACAGGCCACACAGCGGGTCCAGCGGGTGAAAGCACGCAAGGGCCAGATGAGTCCTGCCGCCTACAAGGAAAAGCTGGGCAATGCCAGGCGGCAGCGCAAGGCGGTCAAGACCAAATACAAAGATCCTCGCTCCAACCGGGTCGAGAACGACACCCAGTTCATGTGGGAGGAGGTCAAAGACCTGCTGGCCCCGGACAACCCGCTGAACCTGGCGCAGGATCTGCTGAACCAGTCGAACCAGGGGCTGCAGGACACGCTGACGCAGCTCAAGGATCTGTCGGAGATGGCCGCCGACAACCAGCAGCTATTGCAGCAAGACGCCATGCGGCAGAGCTTGCTGAAGGGCGCGCCCCCGCCAGAGGACAGCGCTGATCGGCCGGTGGTCGGCCGGTTCCGCGACGAGAACTACAGGCCTGGGCAGACCAGGCAGGCGCTGCGGATTGACCGCACCCCCTCCAGCACCCTCACCATCTAGGAGCACGACCGATGGCCAAGAACGCCAACAAAAAGATCAAGCAGGCCCTGCAGGGCAACAACAAACTGACCAGGTCCGAGATTCAAAATCTCAACAACGCCGGCATTTCCACCGCGAAGATCCTCACCGTCGCCGCCAAGAACGACGCAACGATTGGGGATAGAGCGCAGGAGGCCTACAACATTGACCAGAACAAGAAGGGCGTTATCAGCTACACGCCAACGGCAATGGACGCAGCCCCAAAGCCTGGCTCTGGCTGGGCTGTTACCGGCTCGCAGACAACGCAGTCGCCCGTAATGAAAGGGGAGAGCTCCACCACGACTCTGCCGACCTACAGCTTTATGCCTTCTACGAAGGTGACGGTCAACAAGGGGCCGGCAGACCCTGCCACAGCAACCGATACGACGCAGGCACCCGCATCAAATCAAACTCAGCAGTGGTCTGACTCGGTTGATGCCGGCACGCAGGCAATGATCGACGCGATCAATGCGTCAGTCGCCCAGAACCAGGCGAACCAAGACCTCTACATGGGGATGATCAATGACTTGATGAGCCAGATGTCGGCTGCGAATACACAGCAGCAGCAGATGTCGGCCACGCCTTACGCCGTAATGACGACCACCAGCGCTCCGGTCCAAGGCGCACAGGTGACACAGGCGATCAACCGCCGCCTGAAGAACCTCAACACCTCGTTGGCGATCTCGCCGACTGAGACCGCAACGGCCGGCACTGGCCTCAACATCCCCGTCTGATCATGGCCACTGCAGCGCAGCGTTACCGGGCCCTCGAGTCCGATCGGAACTACTACCTCGAGCGGGGACGGGAGGCTGCGCGGCTGACCCTTCCCTACCTCGTGCCGTCCAGCAACGAGCCCACTAAGGGGAACAAAGAAGTGTTCCCCCTTCCGTGGAATGGCATCGGCGCCCGGGGCGTGCTCAATTTGGCGAGCCGGATGCTTTTGGCTCTTCTCCCTCCAACGCAGAGCTTCTTTCGGTTCACGCTCAACGAGATGGAGATGATCCGCCAGGGCATCGACACCTCCCAGAAGTCAGAGTTTGATTCGGCCCTGGCAAAGATGGAGCAGGAAGTGCTCCGCTCGATCGAGGGCACCAACGATCGGGTCGCCTTCCATGAGGCGCTGCTGTGGCTGATCGTCTGCGGCAACGTGCTGCTCTACGTCGGCAAAGACGGGCTGAAGGTTTATCACCTGAACCGCTACGTCTGCTCGCGCGACCCCATGGGCAATCCCCTGGAGGTGGTGACGTGCGAGGAGCTGGCGATGAACACGCTCCCGCCCGAGATCAAAGCGCTGCTCGAGGAGGACGAAGACGACGTTGTCGGCCGCCTGGCCAAGGACGACTACGACGAGATCGGCGAGTACGACAAGACGGTCAAGGTCTACACCTGCGTTCACTGGGATAAGGGCAAGGTCGAGTGGTACCAGGAGGTCAAGGGCAAGCGGATCCCCGGCAGCGAGGGCGAGGCCCCGATCGAGTCGAACCCGTGGATGCCACTGCGCATGTCCCGCGTGGATGGCCAGCCCTACGGGGTGGGCTACGTCGAGTCAGCCGCGCTGGCTGATCTCAAGACGGCTGAAGCCCTAAGCCAGGCGGTGGCCGAAGGCTCCCTGGCCAGCGCTGCGATCCGATTCCTGGTGCGCCCCAATGGCGTCACCAAGGCCAAGGCCCTGGCGGATGCTGCCAACGGCGCCTTTGTTGTCGGCGACATCAATGACGTCCAGGCCTTGCAGGTGCAGAAGGCCGGCGACATGCAGGTGGCCATGGCCGGCCTGGCCAGGGTTGAGGCCCGCCTCAGCCAAGCGTTCATGCTCGCCGACGTGCGCGACAGCGAGCGCACCACCGCAGAAGAGGTCCGCCTCCAGGCGCTGCAGATCGAGAACTCCCTTGGCTCGATCTATTCGATCCTCACCACCGAGTTCCAGACCCCCTACGTCACCCGCAAGCTGGATCTGCTGATCCGCCAAGGCAAGCTTCAGCCCCTGCCCAAGGAGCTGGTGCGCCCAGTGGTCAGCGTGGGCCTGGCTGCCGTTGGCCGCAGCAATGACCTCGAACGGGTGGTGCGCTTTGTCAGCACCATCGCCGAGCTCGGCAACGCCATTGGCCAGCAGGAGGTGACGATGCGGGTCAACCCCTCTGAGTTGATCCGCCGACTCGCCGCCTCCATGGGCGTCGACACCGTTGGCCTAATCAAGACCGACGAGGAAGTCGCCGCCGAACAGCAGCAGGCCCAGCAGATGGCGCTTGCTCAGCAGGCCATGGCGTCACCCATGGCCGACCCGCAGAAACAGGCTGAGGCCGCTGCCATCGAGCAGCAGCTGGCCAACCCTGACCAACCCACCGAACCGCAATGACCCAAGCACCCGTCGACAACAGCCTCAGCACAGCTGAAGCCATCAACGAAACGCCGGTCGCCCCCGGGCAGGAGAGCCTGCTCGAGGAGTTCCTGGCAGAACGGGACGCTGAACAGGCTGAGCCGGAGAAGATCCTCGGCAAGTTCAACAGCCAGGAGGAGCTGGCCAAGGCGTATCAGGAGCTGGAAAGGAAACTGGGCCAGCCCAAAGACCAGCCCGCAGAGACCTTGCCTTCACCCCCCAAGGCTTACACCCGGGAGGAAGGCGTCAAGGAGTACGGCGAGTTTCTGGCCGGCAAGTTTGAGGAAGCTGAGTTCAACCCCTACGAAATGGCTGCCGCCTTTGAGGCAGGCCAGGACGTCGAGTCGTTCATGGCCAAGCTCGAGGGCGTTGGCATCCCCCGCTCCATCGTCGAGCGCTACCTCGAAGGCGGCTACGAATCCGCGCCTGGGTCCGTTGAACTCAGTGCTGAGGATCAGGCCGAGATCAAAGGCCTGGTCGGCGGCGAGGAGCAGTTCCAGCAGCTGTCGGCCTGGGTGAAAGAGAACGTCCCCCAGGACGAGATCGACGAATACAACGCAGTGGTCGCGGCTGGGAACAAAGAGGCGATCCGCTGGGCGCTGAAAGCGATGCAGGCACGGGCATCCCAGGGCAGCGCACCCAAGCAGGCAACCCTTAAGGAGCCGGAGCTGGTGGGCAGCGGCCGCGCGCCATCGGCCGGCAAGACATTCGAGTCGAAAGCCCAAGTTCTCGAGGCGATGAACAAACTCAACGGCAAGGGTCAGCGCCTGTACGACGTTGACGAGGCCTACCGCGCGCAGGTGATTCGGATGTTGGACGCTTCCGACGTGTTCTAGTTACTCTCAAGGGAGGCAAGTTCTACACCCCCGTAACTGAACGGGCCTCCCTAGGGAGACAACCCGGTGCAGAGGGGAAGAAGTCAGCCGATCACTTCTTCTTTGAAACACCATGGCTACCCCTCCCGATGCCGCGCTTCAGCGGCTTGGTCAAATCAAAGGCACGGGTGATGACCGTGCCCTATTCCTCAAGCTCGGCGCTGCTGAAGTCCTCGATGCGTTCGAGCGCACCACCGTCTTCAAGGGCAAAACCCGCGAGCGCAACATCAAAGGTGGGAAGTCGGTTGCCTTCCCAATCACCGGGAAAATGGCAGCGAGGTACCACTCGCCCGGCGTTCCGATTCTCGGTGAAGGCAACAACCCTTCCGACCTGAACGAGCGCCTCATTGAGCTCGACGGCCTGATGATCGCCGACGCTGCTGTGGCAGAGATCGACGAGCTGATGGCGTACTACGACGTACGCCAGATCTACACCACCGAACTCGGCCGGGCCCTGGCCTACGAGTACGACAAGCGTGTGGCTCGCATCCTGTTCGCCGCCGCCTCCAATGTCACCGAGCCCCTGGGCAAGGCTGGCAACGCTGGCCGCATCGGCGCGGGCAAGACTCTCACCGCTGGCTACGCCGCTGCCACCAACCAAGCCAAGGGCGACGAGCTGGTCGACGCGATCTTCGCTGCACGGGTGAACTTCGATAAGAAGGACGTCCCCGTTGACGGCATGTATGCCGTGTTTGCGCCCGAAGAGTATTACTACATCACGCAATCTTCGCGCGCGATCAACGCGGATTTCAACGGCGGCAGTGGCGGCAACGGCACCATCGCCAGCGGCAAGACCCTGCAGGTGGCCGGCATCCCCATCCTGATGTCGAACCACGTCACCCAGGCGGCTTACACCAACGTCACCGGCGACAAGAACACTGACTACGCTCAGGATCTGTCGAAGTGCCGCGGCCTCATCTTCAACAAGGAAGCCGCCGGCGTGGTGACTCTGATGAGCCCCTCTCTGCAGATCACCAGCGGCGACTGGAACGTCCAGATGCAAGCAACCCTGATGGTGGCCCGCCAAGCCATCGGCATGGGCGTGCTTCGCGCTGAGGCCGCCTACAAGGTCGTGGTGCCTTAGGCTTCTATCCGACTCCCGCGAGTCGAGTGGAATGAGTTGGGGCTGGCTACGGCTGGCCCCTTTTTTGTGCGGCTCGTACAGTTAGGGCTACGGCCCCGCAGAGAAAATGGGCACCGCCAACCAGTCACTGACGCCAGGGCGGACCAGCCTTCTCGAGGCCGTCAACGTGCTGCTCGAGAACATCGGCGAAGCGCCGGTCGAAACACTCGAGAACGAGCAGGTTGCGGAGGCTCGAATCGCTGAGCGCACCCTGCTCGAGTTTCACAAGGAAGGGCAATCCAGAGGGTGGGCGTGGAACACCGAATCCGGCTACCCCTTCAGCAAGGACGTCACCACCAACACGATCACCGTGCCGGCCAACGTGGTGCGGTGGTCGCCCGATCCGTACCAGTGGGCTGGGCGCTTTCAGCTGCGTGGGCAGAAGGTTTACGACCGCGAGAAGCGCACCTCAACTCTGGGTTCTGACATCACTCAGGTGCTGGCTGATGTGGTGTTCCTGCTGCCGTGGGATGACTGCCCAGAGCCTTTCAACCGCTGGATCACGATTCGATCCGCTCGTGTCTTCAGTGATCGCGTCCTGAGCTCTGACGCCCTGTTCAAGTACACGGCCATCGACGAGCAGGCAGCGCTGAATGAACTGCTGCGGATGGAGGCCGAGAACGACCACTACAACCTGCTGACCGGCGGCCCTGGCCTGCGCCCCTTCCCGACTTACAGCCCGGGCTACGGCCTGCTGCGCGGACCGGGAGGAGGGCACCTCATTGGCTGAACTCTTCTCCTACACGATCCCCAACCTGTTCCAGGGGATCAGCCAGCAGCCCGATGCGCAGCGTGACCCGACCCAGGGCGAATTACAGATCAATGGCTACTCGTCAATCTCGGAAGGCCTGAGGAAGCGGGAGCCAACGCAGTCGCTAGCCAAGATCAGCACCACCGATTTGGGCGACGTGTTCGTCCACTCCGTGCTGCGCGACAGCGCAGAGAAGTACTTGGTGGTGATCAGCAAGACCGCCATCCGGGTGTTCGATCTGGCCGGCACTGAGTACACCGTCAGCGCCGCGGCGGGTGCGTACACCTACCTGTCGTCGGTGGTGAGCGCCAAGAGCGACATCCGCGCCGTCTCCATCGGCGACTACACCTTCATCTCCAACACCCGGGCGCTGCCGGACATGGACAGCACCCTGTTGGCACCGGCGACCGCCAGGCCCGCCACCCATGAGGCGCTGGTCTGGGTGAAGGCCGCCAACTACGGCCAGAAATACACCGTCACCTTGAACAGCACGACGGTGGACGTGACCACCGCCACGGCGGCCGTGATCGTGGTCGGCAGCACGCTGACCGAAACCAAGATCAGCGCGGCTGAAATCGCCGAGAACATCAAGACCGGCCTGGCCGGCGTGAGCGGCGTCACGATCGAGCGCAGTGGATCGGTGCTGCACTTCAAGAGCAGCAGCGCCATGACGATCAAGGCGACGGATGCCCGCGCCAATGCCGACATCACGGCGATCACCAACAGCGTTCAGGTGTTCACCGAGCTGCCGACCATCGCTCCAGTCGGCTACCAGATCGAGATCACCGGCGACCCGGGCAATGCCTGGGATGGCTACTACGTCGAGTTCAAGCCGCGCTCCGGCCAGGGCGCTTTCGGCGAGGGCTCCTGGAACGAAACCGTTGCCCCTGGTGCCGAGTACCGCATCAAGCCGAGCACGATGCCGCACGTCCTGGTGCGCAAGCCGGACAACACCTTCTATTTCGGGCCGATGGATGGCTCGACCATCGCCACTGGCGTCACGCTGCGGAAGTGGGGTGATCGCACCTGCGGCGACTATGTAACGGCTCCCGACCCGAGCTTCATCGGCAAGGGCATCCAGGATCTGTTCGTCTTCAAGAACCGCCTGGGGATCCTGGCTGACGAGGCCGTGGTGCTCAGCCGCCCCGGCGAGTTCTTCGAGTTCTTCCCGGAGACCGTCACCACGACATTGGCGACTGACCCGATCGACATCAAGGCCAGCGGCACACGGGTCAGCGTGCTGCGTTACGCGGTGCCGTTCCAGGACGAGCTGATTCTGTTCTCGGACCAGACGCAGTTCCGCCTCTCGAGCAACGACACCACGTTGACCTCAGCCACAGCGCAGATCACCGCGCTGACCCAGTACGAGATCGACACCCGCTGCCGGCCAACGCAGATCGGCAACGGCATTGTCTTTGCCCAGGTGGCCGGCGACTGGACCAAGTTCCGCGAGTTCAGCATCCGCGGCAGCGGCACTTCGATCGCGGCCGATGCGGTTGAACTGACCCAGCAGGTAGCGGCCTATGTGCCGAGCGGGGTATTCCGCATCGCGGCCGATGACACCAGCAACAGCTGGTACGCCATCAGCGATAGGGCGGGCTACCTCAATCGGATCTACGCGCAAAAGTTCTTTCTGCGAAACACAGGCAACGGTGTCGAGCGCCTGCAGAACAGCTGGAGTCATTGGCAGCTGAGCGGTGCCGACAAGGTGCTCCAGGTGCTTGCGATCCAGGAAGTGCTCTACCTGCTGGTGCAGTACGGCACGGAGGTCTGGCTGGAGAGGATGCCGATCGCGGATCAAACCGCAGAGAGCGCCACTAAGCCCACCCCACTGCTGCTCGATCGCTGGGTGTCCACCACCACGGACACTCCGACAGCGATTCGCGTTGCGGCGGGCACCTACAACGCCACGACGGGCATTACGACGTGGACGCTGCCTTACGCGGTCAAGTCCAAAACGCAGGCATGGAGCTCGCTTTCAACAGCCAACGGTGGCGTGTTGCTAGGCGAGACCAGCAGCGGGAACGCGATCACCGCGCGGGGCGACTGGAGCGCAAAGGCGATCTTCTTCGGCGAGGTCTACGACTTCCTGTACCGCTTCACGCGGTTCAAGGCGATGCGCGAGATCGGCAGCGGCAAGACTGCTGCCAACAGCCTGCGAACTCAGGTGCGCAAAGCGCTGCTCCGGTATCACGAGACGGGCTATTTCGAGGCGCACGTCAAGGCTGAGCGCCGCAGCACTGCTGTCTACAAGTACAGCGGCGTGATCCTTGGCAGTCGCAACAGCGTGGTGGGCCAAGACGCCTGGAACTTCGATCAGGCGACAGAGGGCAAGCGGTACCAGGAAGGGGTGTTCACCATCCCGGTCCTCAGCAAAGGGGACAACTGCGTGGTGGAGATCCACAACGCTTCTGCCCTCCCTTGCAAGTTCAGCACTTGCGAGTGGATCGGCCTCATCACCGGCAAGGCCAAATCAATGCAATGAGATTCACCGACCCCGCCACACACGACATTGAGCATTTGGCTGAACTGCTGCGGGCGGAAGACCGCCGCGAAGCGAGGGCCAGCCATGGCCTGGGCGCCAGGGAGGCGGTGTGGCAGAGCTGGAACGGCAGCTCGGAGCGCCACGGAATCCTGGGTGATGACGGCGATCTGGTCGGGCTGTGTGGCGTCTGCCCGGACTCCGGCGCCGGAGAGATCTGGATGCTCGGCACCGACGAGCTGGTGGCCACGCGCAGTCACCAGGTTCAACTGGCCCGCAAGGGGCGGGAGTGGGTGAATGAGCTGCTGCCGGATTGGCGGTTCCTTCACAACTGGGTGTTTGCGGCCAACACCCGATCAGTGGCGTGGCTGCGGTTCCTGGGCTTCACCGTTCATCCGGCCCAGCCCCATGGGCCTTACGCCCAGCTGTTTCGTTATTTCTGTAGGGAGGCGGACTGATGGACCCCGTAACGCTCTTTTCACTGGGGATGGCCGCCGTCAACACCGGCATGGGCATCGCTGGCGCCAGCGCTCAGAACGCTTCGGCTCGCCAGCAATACCAAGACGCGCTGAGGTTTCAGAGGGTCAGCGACAAGTACGCGCGCTGGTCCTCCAAGATCAACGCCCGCATCGCCAACACCCAGAGCAAGTACCGCTACTGGGCCGAGACGGTCAACTACAACCAGAACCTCAGCTACGTCAACCAGCTGCGGAACTACGAGCTGGTCAAGGCCTACAAGCAGGCCGATGTTGTGCGCCGCACGCGCACCTCTGCCATGGCGGACTTCAGCCTGCAGAGCCAGGCACTGAGCGAGGGCATCCGGGAACAGGCCTCTCAAGACGCCGTGGCTGCCTACCAATACGCCCACCAGGCGATGAAGGCGCAGTCGCAGGTGGTGGCCAGTGGCCAGGAGGGCGCCAGCGTCGATCGGCTGGTGAACGACTACGCGCGTCAGCTGGGTGACTTCGAGGCGCTCAAGCAGATCAACCAGAACTTCCGGGAGCGCCAGTACACGCGCGAGCAGGCCGGCCTCGTGGCGAACTACGTCAGCCGATACAACAGCCAGCAGTTCTATGACCCTGCCCCGTATCAAGACCCGGTGCGGCCGTTTGCGCCGTTGCCGACGCTGGTGATGCCGCAGCCGCCGTCGATGACGGGCGCAGGGCCGAGCCAGGCGGCCGCCAACTTGACCATGGGCAACGCGGTGCTGGGCGGCATCAACACCGGCCTAAGCGTCTGGCAGGGGCTGCAGCAGTTCACATCAAGCGGCAAGTCCGGCGCCGCGGCGGTCGGCAACTTGACCGACGGCATCCGCCAATACGGGGACTAACCAGCAATGGCACGCGAACAACTACCTCTCGGGCAAATCCAGCCGGCCGCGCGCCCGGTATCGAGCTTTGTGCAGCCAGGGCTGATTGAAACGGCCCGCCCTGCGCAGCCCCAGCAGATCAATCTCTCCAGCGATCGCATCGGCCTGGTGCAGACGGCCGGCTCGCCGAATGTGCAGGGCTACGACCAGGGAGAGCAGCTGGCCCGGGCGCTGGCGCCGTTCAGCCAGAACCTCACCAAGTTGATGAACTATGGCGTCCAGCTGTACGCCTCCAATGAATACCAGCAGGGCCAGAACGAAGCGCTGAAGGCCTACACGATTGCCAACCGTCAGTTGATGGTTTCGGCGGACGAGTACGCAGCCGAGAACCGTGACGTCGCCCGGCAGGATCCCGTTGCCGGCCTGCTGATGGATCGGGCCAACCCGTTCCGCACGGCTGGCCGCCAGAACCAGCTGAGCAAGCTGGCCGCGGTTGAGATGCCGATGATCATGCGGCGCGAGTTCAACCAGCGCCGTGCCGATCTGGCACTGATGGATCCCGCCGACCCCAAGGTCAATGCGGTCAAGGCCGCCGCCATCGCCCAGGTCAATCAGAAGTTTGGACTGAGCGAGTTCACCCCCGGGTTCATGGACTACGTCCTGCCGCGGATGAACAACGAATGGGACAAGATCACCCAGGACCAGATCGACGATCACAACAAGTATCTGGACGAGACGGTCCACCGGATCGCAGCGGCCACCGTCTATGGCCGCGTGAAGAAGGCCATGGCGGACGGGGTGCCGCTGTCTCAGATCGTCGCCAACGAAACCAGCTACCTCGATCAAGAGGCGCGGCGCTTTGGCATCCCTGGCAAGGGCCAGGAGATGAAAGAGAAGGCGATCAAAAACGCCATCTCTATGGCGATGGATCCGCAGACCGGCGTGATCGACCGAGAGGCCCGCGCCGTGATCGGCTCGATCTTGGTGGGCCCGCCGGACTCCAGCGGCTATCGGCCCACGGCGCAGCAGATGTACGGGCTGGAGATCCTCGAGGCGACCGACAAGACCGACCAGATGAACTACCGCGCCCGCAAGGCGCAGCAGGAAGTTGTCGGCCAGCGCTATGCCGACGAGGTCGCCGGGGCAACGCTCGGCCTGCCGGATGGGCCAGAGAAAGCCGCTCGGCTCGATCAGATCAGGGGGCAGTACCAGGGACAGCTGCCGCTGTCGGAAATGCTCAAGATCGAACAGAGCACAACCAACGTCACCGAAGACGTCACCAACCGCGGCTTTGCTGACGACGCCGGTGCGTCCTTTCTTCAGGAAGCCGACGCCTCGTATGGCAGCGATTGGGATCCGGCTCAGTTCGACCGGCTATTCCAGCTCGAGCTGCAGAACGTTGCGCCGGACAAGCGCGCTCAGTTCTCCGCTCAGTACGCCGAAGTGCGCCGCCGAAAGGAAACGCAAAAGCAGAACATGCCGGACAGCCTCATCAATGGCGCCATCGCGCGCCAGGTGAAGGCAAATCTCGAGGCCAATTACCCGGACACGGTTACGGCTGCGATTCGCGGTGCGCGCAACATCGAGGAGCTGATGGCTACTGGCGACGCCAATGCCGCGGCATCAGCAGCTCGGCAGAACACTGCGTTCCGCACCTCGATCTACCGGGCGATCGACGCGAAGCGGGCTGAGCTCAACCGCGACCTCACCCCGGCCGAGCAGCAGCAGGTGATCGATTTCACTCTGACCGGGTTCCAAAAGAACGCACCGGCCACTTGGAAGACCCTGTTCCCCGGCACCAACGGCCAGCCGAGCACGGTGCCGTTTGGAACAACGCGCCCTGGCGCTGATCGCCCGGAGCCTCCCCAGCCTCCCCCAGGCCGCCGTGCGCAGGGAGCGCCCACCTTTGGCGTGGCCCAGCTGGACACCATTCCCAATCGTGAGCAGCGACTGCAGAACTGGCGCGGCGAGGCCGTGCTCAGCGCATCGGAGACAGCTCGCCTAATCCCTCTGGCCCTCGGCGGCCAGTCGCTGCCGGCACCGCTGGCCCGTGCGGCAAAGGCCGCCGGCACCAGCCCGCAGCAGTTCCTGCTGCAGCAGGCCGACTTCTACCCCAACGACATCCGGCTGACGCCAGCGCAGCGCTCGCAACTGGGGAGGAGCGGCCAGCAGGCCAGGGCAACGCAGAGCTACTCGCAGCAGGTGGCCGCAGCGCAGCGCAGCTCGCAGTCGCCCTTGGCGGCTGCCGGCATGTGGGCTCTGGATGCGCTGACCGGCACGGCCCCTGCCTACGCCGGCTCAATGCAGAGCTTTTCCGCAATGAGGCAGCCAATGGCTACTGCTTCCGGCCCAGTCAATCTCAACCGCCTTCGCCAGGCGATCTTTGGGAAAGAAAGCGGCGGCAACTTTGGGGCCGTCAACCCAGACTCCGGCGCGCTTGGCATTGGCCAGGTGATGCCTGAAAACGTCGGGCCCTGGACGCAGAAGCACTACGGCCGCCGGCTGACGCCGAAGCAATTCCTCGCCAGCAAGGAAGCGCAGCTCGCTGTTGCCAATGGCCAGCTGGGCGAAATCATCCAGCAACAACTCAAGGCTGGATACAAGCCAGACGTCGCCATTCGCCGCGCTGCATCCATTTGGTACAGCGGGCGTGGCGACCTCTATGACGACGGCCGCCCGCAGTATTCCAACGGCCGCCGGTATCCATCCATCCGGGAATACACGACCGACATCCTCAATCGCTACCGCAGCGGGAGCTGATCCATGCCCATCGAGTACGTCACCGATCCCCGCACCGGGAAAGTTGTTGCCAAGGGCTCACTGGGCTTTGGTCAGCCTGTTGTCCCTGAGCGCCCCCCGGCCCCTCGCGCGAAACCCAAGCCGAAACCCAAGACAAAGGCCAACAGCTTCTGGGGCGTCGGGCCTGGCGGCTTCTCGCTGGGCAAGCTCGGCAACGACCTTCGCTACGAGCTCAACCAGCTGGCGACAGACCCGCTGCGCAGCGTTGAGCGCGCGGCCAACACCACCATGCGCAGCACGGCAGCCGGCATCGCCTTCAGACAGGGCAGCCTTGGCGCCACGGCGGCGACCGCCAATGCCGTTCGCGCTGGCATCGAATGGAAGCAGCGGGCCGGCGGCCGCAAGCAGACCGACTACACCACCAGCCCAGCGGGCCGCGCCGTCGACCGGGTGGTCGATCACGTCTACCGCTCGGCAGGGGCAACGCCTCCATCGCAGATGACCCCCGAGGAGAAGGGCGTCGACGACCTGCGCAGCGCACTGACCCTTGGCGTTGCCGGCGGTGTTGGGGTTGGTGTTGGCTTGAAGGCGCTGAGTGGCGTCCGCTTTGTGGGCCCAGCAGCGCAGAGCCTGGCCAATGCCATGAACCCAGCCCTGGCGCAGTCCTGGCAGGGCGCTGCATCGCGCCTGGCGTTTGATGCCGCGGTCGGCGAGGCCGTCACCGCGCCGCTGGATTACACCGCCACCGGCGGCAGCGCTGTGAGCCTGGTCGATGCGGTGCTTGGCACCAAGCTCGACCCGGTCAAGCCAGGCATGGCTTTCCCTGATGCGGCGGCTGCCTCATTCATCCCCAACGTCGCGTTCGGCGTCGGCCTGGGCGGCGCCTTCATGGGCATCAACCGGGCACGGAAAGCTCGCAGCGTGGTGCAGCAGACCGTTGAGCAACCCCGGGCGGAGCTCGAGGGGGCTGGCCTGGTCCAAAGCGACCCCGATACCGGCGCGACAGCGTTCACCCCGGAGGCTGTGCAGGGTCAGAGCCTGCGCGAGGCCAATGCCGCCCTGGAGGAGAAGTACGGCATCAGCGCGCCAGAGCCTGCTGCAGCGCCAGAGCCAGCCATCCCCAGCCAGGCGATGGAGCCCGGCGGCGCCGTCACGGAAGGCGAACTGCCAACTGCTGATCCCGGCATCGACTTCTGGGCAATCGACTACGACCCCGAGCTACCGGAGGCTGACGTCGCACTCAGTCAGATCAAGAACGCCTCTGACGCCGAGCTGCTCGACACCGTGCGCAGTGGCGGGCCAGTGCTGCAGGAGCTGGATCAGCGCATGGCCACCCGTCAGCCGCTTCAACCAGACCCCGCGCTGAGCACTGAGCTGAACGCGGCACCGAGCGACAGCCTTGCCGATCCGATTACGCCCTTCGCGCAACAGTGGCAGCAGCTGGGCAAGCGTGAACCGCAGCAGCTGATTAATGTCCTCCACCCCGAGGTGAACCCCGGCCTGGCCGCAAGAGCCCAAGCGCTCACAGGCAAGGAGTGGGAGGAGCTCACCCCGTCCGATGCGGTGCAAACGCTGCAGGCAGCGGCTGATGACGGCTCGATCGTCATTCCCAGCCGCCTGGTGCCCGGCCAGCAAATGATGAAAACGGGCGACCTCAAGATCGACCCCGCCCGCTTCCAGTTCAAGCAAGGCACTGACGCCCGTGGCGTGCAGCGGGGCTCCTCCCTCGAGGGCGTCGACCGCTGGAACACCGACATGGAGCAGCCGGTCGAGGTCTGGCAAGACCCGGCCGACGGCGAGTTCTATGTGGTCAACGGCCACAACCGCTTTGCCCTGGCGCAGGCCAAGAACATCCCGACCCTGCCGATCAAGGAAATCTTTGCCGAGTCGCCGGAGCAAGCGAAAACGGTTGGAGCCCTAAGCAACATCGCCACCGGCGGCGGCCGGCCAGTCGATGCGGCCTGGTTCATCAAGGGAGCTGGCATCAGCGAGCCTGGCCAGCTGGAGGCGCTGGGCGTCCCCCTGGCACCCGACTCCGGCAACGGCCTGTCCGGCTTCCAGCTCAGCCGCCTGCCGGAAGACATCCTGCGCGCGGTCGAAAGCGGCCAGGTCAAGGAGCGTCAAGGCCGGATCATCGGCGGCAGCGGGGCTGATGAGGCTTCGATGCGCGGCGCCTACCGCTACCTGGTCGAGAACCCCGGCACCACCGAGGGCCGCCTCAAGGGGATGCTCGAGCTGAGCAAGCAGATGACCGGCGAGGCCCAGGCGACGGGCGAGCAGACCGACCTGCTGGCCGGCACCGACTGGGATCAAACCTTCAACAAGCAAATGGTGGCGGTCGCCGACCTCGCCGATGAGGTGGCCACCCTGCTGAAGCGGGAGAAGCGGCTGTTCTCCATGGCGGACGCCAACTCGGCGGCACTGGAGGCCAAGGGCAGCCGAATCGACAAGGCCAGTGCGCAGCAGGTGGCCGAGGCCAATGCCCGCGCCATCGACTACTTCCAGCGCACCTGGATGGAGACCGGCCCGATCCGCGACCTGCTCAATGAGGGCGGCAATCGCGTGGCGGCCGGCGAGAACAAAGGCGCGATCGCCAAGCAGATCAAGAACCGCCTGGTGGGCCAGCTCGCTGATCTGATGGGCGAGCAGGCCATCACCCGGGCCGACGTGGTCCAGGAGGATCTGCTGGCCCAGGCGCCGCAACAGCTCGACGAGCTACTGCCTGATGACCGCCAGGCGATGGAGATGCTGGCCATCCAGCGCGCCATCCAGAACGGCGAGGTGCGGCCGCCTGAGACGCCAATCCCCGATCTGCCAATGGATTCAGGCGTGGACCTGACGAAGGTGCAGCGCGACCTGGCCGAGAACACCATCACCGACGACGTGGTGCAGGCGATGGCGGACGAGCTGGAGCTCCGCGATGCCTATCGCCAACTGGATGACGCGATCGCCCAGGAGACCGAGAAAGCCGCGCGCGACGCCGAGGGCTACGACCTCAAGACCTTCGAGGAGAAGAAGGCAGCGGGCGTGGTGAGCGACTTCCAGGAGCCGCCGCCAGGGAGCGCCGCCGCCAAACGACGCGCCGAGGAGATTGATCAACTCGAGCGCAACATCCGGCAGATCGAGCAGTCCCGCCTGCCGGCCGCCGAGGCCCGCGACCCCGAGTTTGCGCAGCAGCTGCGCGACCTCGCCGCAAAGCAGCGCAGGCGGCTGCAAGAACTCACCGGCCAAGACCTTGCGCCGCCCGAGGTGTTCACGTTCCCGGCTGACCTGGCCAAATCGGCTCCCCGCTACGGCATGGCGAAGGTCGAGTTTGCGTCCGACCTGGATCGTGCCGCTTACATGCTGCGCGACGAGGCCAAGAAGTCGAAGGGCGAAACACGCCTGATCCAGGCACTGGAGGCTGCGGGCTACAACATCACCGCGATCCGCACGCACGGCGCCAAGGTCCGCGATGTGATCAAGGGCGTCGTCACGCAGCAGACCGGCTCAGCCGCCGCGCCGCAAAAGGCGATGAACCTGCAGGTGCCGGAGCAGGGCTTTGCCGGCGCAGAAGAGCTGCAATCCCCTGCTGGCTGGGACGAGGTCGACAACACCCCCTTTGAAAGCAACCCAGAGATGCGAGCCCGGCGGCAGCAGGAGCTCACGCAAATCATCCGAGAAGTGGCTGGCGACGAGGTGGCAATCCGCTTCCAGGACGACTACACCCGCAAAACCACCAGCGCGGAATGGGGCGGCGACGGCAAGAAGACCAGCCTCATCGGCGGCTTCTACCGCATGAGGGACGATCTCATCCAGATCAACGCCGTGCTGCGGGAGGACGACGAGGCCCTCGCCCGGACGGCGTACCACGAGGCGTTCCACAGGATCCAGTACCTGTCGCTAGGCCCCAAGGAGGTCGCTGTCTTGAACAGCAACTGGGCCCGCATCAAGATCGGGATTGGCTCAAACCACACCGGCAAGACGCCAATCGCATACGCTGAATCTCAGGCCGTCGCGTTCATGCGCTATGCCGGGGGCAAGCGAAACGGGCAAGACCCAATCCGGGCAATGCTCGGCGGCTACGAGATCGATACAAGCACAACTCAAAAGAACGTCAGCTATGTCATCTCGGCTTTCGACCGGATTCTTGATGTTTTCGAGAAGCTTTATAACCTTGCTTCAAAAGGCACGTTTGATTCGACGCGAGCCATTTTTGAGCGAGCAAGGCAAGGAGCTCTAGCCGACGTCATCGGCTTTGAAGACGCAACCGGCGGCATTGCCGCTGGCAGCGGGTTCGAAATGATGGACCCCATCTACGGGCGCTGGAGAACCGAGTCGGCCTGGAACGAGCAAATCCCCGGCAAGGGCGGCTCCGCGATGCAGATGCCCGCAGTCAGCCAGGGCTCTCTGGTTGACGAGCTGGCCGATGCAATTGGCGACCCAGACCCACGCACCGGCCTGCCTAAGGGGCTGTCACGAGCGGCCACTAAAGAGCTGCTCAACGGCCAGCCGGCTCGCGCCCTGGCGGAGAGCACTCAGCTAGCTGAAGCTCGGGTCGCTGATCTGAACGCCCGCATTGAGGCGGTCAAACAACGCGCTGCCATGGAGGGCTGCTGATCATGTCCAACTGCGAAGACGCCTTTCAAGAGATCCAGCGACTGCAGCAGCAGAAGCGCCAGATCGAGGATCGCCTCAACCGCATCAAGGTCAGCGGTTACACGGTCGACGGCGAAGCCACCGTTCCCGACAACGTGCTCGAGGGTGAGCTCCGCCGCCAAACAGAACTGCTCGACAACGACCAGTTCAACGCCTACATCGAGGCAGCGCTGGAGACCAAGCCGCGCGTCGATATTGGCGGCGACCAGCCGATCAACTTCAAGCAGCTGCTGGCCAATTACGACATCGAGACCGCTGAGGACTACGCCAAGCTCGCCCAGCTGCTGACCATCTCCAACCGGCGCCTGAACCCTCGGGACTACGCCTTCATCACCGAGCAGCTCGGCCAGGAGCGCATTGCCCAGCTGGTGGTCGACAGCTACCGCGATCTGAACCTGGACGTGAACAACGTCATGGCCCTGATGGCCAATGACGCCGCCGCGTTCAATGCCATCCCTGAGCGGATGATCCGCCTGCGTGTCGCCAAGGAGGGCTACCGCGACGCCTACCTCGACAAGCTCGACGAGATCAGCGCCGCCATCCGCGCCGGTGGCGTCCCGCCCGACCTGAAGGGTTCAGCGTTCAAGGCCTGGAAGCTGGCCCTGGTCTCCGAGCGCCACTACAGCCTCGCCGGCCGCCGCACTGGCCAGGCCCTCTACGCCCGCCGTGGTGCCGTGGACAGCCCGGGCGCCATGGACACCGAGCTGGCCGACCAGCTAGCCGACGGACGCCTGTTTGAGCCAGATGCGCCGGAAGTCCAAGGCGCGCTGACGATGACGCCAGAGGAGCTGATGCGCGACGACCACTTCGCCCGGGTGGTCGATGCCGTGGATGACGCCAAGGTCAACCCAGAGCGGGCGGCCGAAACCATCGAGCAGCTCAAGCTCATCACCCAGCTCGATGGCGTCGACCCCAAGAGCCGCCTGGGTGACAAGCAGTGGTTCAACCTGCAGATGCGACGCGGCAATGCGCTGGCCAAGGACAGCCAGCTGCTGAACGCAATGACCCAGTTCAAGACGAACGCGGGCAGCAACATGGGGATGTTCTTCCTGGGCCCCTACCGCCAGGCCTACGAGAACGTCGGCCTGCTGACGCCGGCCGGCACCAAGCTGACCCGTGAGCAATGGGAGGCCACCAAGGAAGGCTTTGGCGTCGCCTGGAACAGCGTCAAGTTCGGCCTCGACCTGACCCGCGCGTCCGCGCGCGAGCTGTTCACCAGCGCTTTCAAGGGAGGCGTCGCCCCGTTCGGCGGCAACGCCGACACCTATGGCCGCCAGATGTCGACCAACCAGCAGCTCAAGGCCGAGCTGCAGCAGATGCTCGACATGCCGTTCCGCACCGGCCGCGATTCCGGCGTCTGGTCGATCCCCGAGAACGTCGGCGTCTTCCGCAACAAGATGCACGCCGCCTGGCGGCTGTGGCTCGAGAGCATGGGCGCCAGGGTGCTCACGCCCGGCTTTCGCATGATGGCCGGCGTCGACAACACGGCCGGCTACTTCTTCCACCTGTTCAAGATCAAGAACGACCTGGAGATCAGGGCCAGGCGCGATGGCGCCCAACTCGGCCTGTTCGGTCAGCGCAGCCGCGATGAGTGGGTGCAGTCCGAGCTGGACAAGGCCTTCTATCAGCTCGAGCCGACAGAGGAAAACATCAAGAGCTTCCGCCGCGAGAACGCCCTAGGCGCCGACGTGACGGACCAGGAGATCGCCGAGCGCATCCTCAACGAAAAGGTCGGCGAGACCTACGGCTACCCGACGCTCGATACGCCGAACTCCATGGCCGCCGAAGGGTTCTCGCAAGAGATGCGGATGCAGAACCGCCCAGAGGAGGGCACGATCACCGGCGGCGTTTTCAACGCCATGCAGGGCGCCCGAAAGCACTGGTTCTTCGATCTGGCGTTTCCGTATGTGCAGTCGCCCTTCATGGGCACGCTGCTGGACTTCCGCCTCGCCAGCGACTGGCTGACCGTTCCGGTGCAGGCCGCCTTTGGCAAGAGCGCCACGCCCGAGCAAATGGCCCGGGCCAAGGCCTCGTGGGCCGTATCGGCTCAGCTGCTTGGCCTATTCGCCACCCTGGACGCCATGGGCCTGATCATCGGCAACGGCCCGATCGACCTGCGTGAACGGGAGGAGTGGCGGATCGGGCTGCAGGCTCAAGGCAAGGCACCAAACACCATCGCCGGCATCCCATTCCTGGGCGGCATCCCCGTTCTGAACACTCTGTTCCTGTGGAAGGACATCAAGGAGACGTTTGTGACCGGGGCGTACTCCAAGTACGACCAATACAACGCCCTGGGCGGCGTAATGCAGGTGCTCACCGGCCACCTCATGCGCCAGACCGCCTTGGGTCAGGTGAATCAACTGATGGAGCTGTTCCTTGAGCCCAGCCGCTCCCCTGCTCGACTCCTTGGCTACCTCGGCAGCGGCCAGATCCCGAACATCGGCCTGATCCGCGATGCCGAGCGCTTCAGCGGGATGCAGAGCCGCAACCTGTTCAGCAGCACTGCGCCGAGCGCATCCCAAAACTTCCAGGGCGCCGACGACAGCCCGCTCGAGAAGATCGAGCGCCAGCTGCGCGAACTCGCCTACGGCACCCTTGGCCTTACCGGCCTGATCGGCGGCGCTTACAAGGAGCGCGACTGGCTGGGCAGCAAGATCAAGCTCGCCTGGGGGCAGCAGCTGGCCGATGCCCTGAAGGACCGCTTCTTCCCGCAGGTGTGGCCCGAGGCTGACGAGAAGCTGTATGCCGAGCTCGACGCCCAGAACCAGCTCAACCCACCCAGCGCGTTGATGTCAGGCGTCCTCGAGGGCGTGGCAATGAGCGATGACCTGAAGAAGGAGTACAACGACACCTACGCGACGATCCAAGGGGAAATGTCGCCGACGGCCCGGCTGGCCATCGCCGGCAAGGCGCCCTCCGTCAGCTTCCAGCTGGCCTTCCCCGTCGACACCCCGACCGGCATCACCATCCCAAACAGCAAGACGGTCAGCTTCCCTGTCGTGCAGTTCGTGGAACCACACGTCAAAGGCCGCACTGTTCAGGAGGCGCTGCGTTCGCTGATCAACTCGCCCGTCTACCAGGCGATGCAGGACGATCCACGCACAACGGCAGACCTCAAGGCGCGGGACATGCCGGCCGCAGAGCGCCGCCGCAAGGCCGCTCAGGTGCTCATCAATGCAACCAAGGAGTATTACCACCTGATTACAAGGGATCAGATCAACACCAGCAGCACTTCAGCGGCGCAGGAATGGCGTGAACGGCGCGACATCATGCGCACTGACAACCTAGAGCGCAACACGGATGGAGGGCTGCGTGGCTTTGCTGAGGCCTTGAACGGCGCCACAATGACTACAGCCCCGTAGTTATGCCGTGTCCGCGACGCCATTCTCGTACCGCCAGTACGCGGGCAACGGGTCGACAACGACCTTTTCTGTCCCGTTCCCGTATCTGCTGAAGGCTCACGTCAAGGTCTACATAGGCTTCAACATCCTTGACGGCACTTTCAGCAGCGAACTGGCGGATGGCGTCGGCTTCAGCTGGACCAGCGGCACCCAGATTCAAACCACAACAGCCCCCGCCAGCGGTCAAACGCTGACCGTGATTCGCCAGACGCCGAACACCACGCGCCTGGTCGATTGGCAGGACGGCAGCAACCTGATCGCCGACGATCTCGACACCGCCGACCTGCAAAACCTGTACGTGGTGCAGGAGCAGCAGGACCGTACAGATGCCGGGGCGCTTGCGGCGGTGGCTGCGCAGTCGGCGGCGACATCGGCAGCCAATGCTGCGACGGCGGCGACGAATGCCGCCAACAGCGCCAACGCCACCGCCGCAGCCGCAGCCACCGCTGCAACCAACGCGACAAATGCCGCTGCTGCCTCGACCGCCGCCTCGACCGCCGCCACCGTGGCTGCCGGGCAAGCGAGCGCCGACGCGGCCGCAGCCATTGCGTCGGCGACGACGGCCAACAGCAACGCGAGCACAGCACTGACAACAGCCAACGCGGCCAACGTCACCGCAAATCAGGCCGCGGCAGCAGTGTCGCAAGCAGTGCTCTTCACGCTTGTTGCCGATGTGGCGGGCATCCCGGCAAGCCCAGCCAACAACACTTACATCGAAGTTGGCAACAGCACTGGGATTCAGTCGTTCAGTCCTCTGACGGGCTTGCCTGGCGGTTTTGTGGGGGACGCCGGCCTGACAGTTCGCATCCGCTACACGACAACGGGTGCGACATGGAATTACCTGAGCTACTTCGCCAATAATCCAGAGACCAGATACCTGGGCCCAGGGAATCTTGCCTCTCAGGCAGAAGCAGAAGCCGGGTCCAACAACGCGAAGTGGGTTTCCCCATTGCGTGTTGCGCAGGCTATCGCTGCGTTGGCGACATCTGGCGCCACAGGCGGCGGCACTGACAAAGTGTTTGTCCAGAACGACCAGACAATCACGACCAGTTACACGATTCCATCTGGCAAAAATGCTTCGTCGGTTGGGCCTGTGTCGATTGATGCAGGCGCGACTGTCACCATCTCAGCCAACTCAACCTGGGTGATCCTCTAATGGCTTACGGAAAAGTAAAGGCCGACTCAATTGAGTCGAGCACGCAAACAATCAGTGTCGATAGCCTCGCTACCGCGGCGACATCCACTCCTTCCGCGCGGATCATTGCCACTGGTACTGGCCTAATCGGAGGCGGCGATTTAAGTGCCAACCGGACGATCGCGGCCGATGTAGCTAGCCAGGCCGAAGCGGAAGCCGGCGCGAGCAGTGTCAAACTGATGACACCGCAGCGCACAGCGCAAGCCATTGCGGCGCTAAGCGGCGGAGCTGTGTATTACAACCGCCGCCCAGCATTGCATCGTGGCTCGTTGTTCTACAAGACTGCTGCCGCCACGATCAGCGTGGTGGCCGGGGCGGTGCTCAACGGCAAGCTCTACAGCGTCGCCACCGCCGTGACGATGCCCAGCCACAGCAACAACACCGACTACGCCATCTGGCAGCACCCCAGCACTGGCGCCCTGGTGGCTGACGCAAGTTTCACGACGGCTCCGGCTGGAGCCACTGGAGGCTCGGTTGTAGGCGGCTACCACTACATCCCAAGCGGCCGTCCCACGGCAGTGAACAACGGCAGCCCAACAGGCGCAGCGGAGATCCTGGAGTTCAGCCTGTGGGACCTGACCTATCGGCCCAGCTGCCCAGACCCTCGAGGTATGGCGTGCATCAACGATGCGTTTTGGATTGATCTTTACCTTGCAGGCGTGACCAGTTACGCCGGCAGCACGTTCTCGGCGGTGCCGAGTAGCAAGATCGGCCTCACCATTGCCGATGGCTCCAGCGCCCCCCTTGTGCCCGCCCAGTACGGCGGGAACGGAAGCGCCACTTACGGCAGCTTCACCTGGTACGAGGCATCGGAGATGGCGGCCAGCTTCGGGAAGCGATTGCCGTCCTATGGCGAGTTTTCTGCCGCTGCCTTTGGCGCCCCTGAGGCCACCAGCCGGGGCACGGACCCGGGCACGGTGATCTGGGAGCGAGCCAGCAAATTTGGCCTGGCGCAAGCCACCGGCGTCATGTGGCAATGGGGCTCTGACTACGCCTTGGCAGGTAGCCCGGCGGCTTGGACCACTAACCCAACAAAAGGGCGCGGCGATGTCTACGACAGCGGCTTTTCCCGCGCCGTCATCCTCGGGGGCGGCTGGGTCGACCCGGCGGATGCCGGTTCGCGTGCTGCTAACTGGAACCTCACGCCCTGGAACTCCGGCTACAACATTGGGGCGCGTTTTGCGGCCGGGCACCTGGTGCTTGGCTAGGAGGCCCGGCAGGGCCGACTTCCATGACCAGCAAGAGAGCCTCTGCGGATCCTTCCAAGGAGGCTCATGGCCTCTACATGGTCGAGAAGTACGAGCGGGTCATCGACTACCTCTACCCGCTCGCGCAGACGATCCCCCGCAAGCACGGCACCTTCCGCGAGCTGTTCATCCGCCAGTTGTTCCTGGTGGCTGAGCAGCTCAACGACGCCATCAAGGCCAACCAGCTCAGCCGCTGCTACGTGCTTGATGGGGGCCTGGGTCAGCTGCGCCTGCTACTGCGCTTTATGGTCCACCACAAGCGCAAGCTGATGACTGAACACCAGCTGGAGACCAGCCAGGCGCTGGTTGGCGAGGTGGGCGCGATGCTTGGCAGCTGGATCAAGCGGCTGCAGGATCAGAAGAAAGGTGCAAAGGTGTAAGCGGTCTTGATGGGAGCGCCGTCATCCTCGGGGGCGGCTGGGACGACACGTCGGATTCCGGTTCGCGTGCTGCTAACTGGAACAACACTCCCTGGAACTCCAACAACAACATTGGGGCGCGTTTTGCGGCCGTGGCCACTGCCAAACACCACCACGCTCTGCTGTTTCCACGGGGCAGCAGGCCGGTGCCAACCAGGTGCCAGCCATCAAGTCCAGCTTCGGCGAACTCAGGGCCGAGTGGTGGCAATGGCAGGGAGTAGTCCATCGAAACCTGCCGTCACCTTCTAATGGGTAAGAAGTTTCGCAATCTCTACGAGCAGATTTATCAGTGGGACAACTTGCTGATGGCCTACGCAGAGGCGAGGCGAGGCAAGAGCTACAGCAGCTCGTATCTGCGCTTCAAAGAGTATGCGCTGGCCAATCTGCGCAACCTGCAATTGCGGCTGGTTGAGGGCAGCTGGATGCCCGATCCGCAACTGCAATTCGACATCATCGACCCCAAGAAGCGCACGATCTCCTGCCAGAGCTTCCGTGACAGGGTGCTGCACCATGCCCTGATCCAGGTGGCTGGGCCGATCCTGGATGCCGCGATGATGCCTCAGGTATTTGCCTGCAGGGTTGGCCTGGGGACACATCGCTGCGTCACGCGGATGCAGCAGCTGATGCGGCAAAACCCAGATGCGTGGGTGTTGCACGTGGATTTCAGCAAGTTCTTCCCGACCATTCCGCAGGATCTACTGCTAAAGCACCTTGGCAAGAAGCTGACCTGCCGGCGCACGTTGCTATTGATCGAGCAGGTGCTGTCGGCGCAGCCTTCTGGCGTCCCCATTGGGGCCTTGACCAGTCAAACTTTCGCCAACTATTGGGGCGGCAAGCTGGATCGCTTCATCGCCCAGCAGGGCATCGGCGACTTTGTGCGATACATGGACGATGCGGCGGTCATCGTACCGTCCAAGGTTTATGGCTTGGCGTTGAAAGATCAGATTTGCGAGTTCGTGGCCAACGAGATGGGTCAGCGGATTGGCAAGTGGAGCCTTGGTCCGGTTGAGCGGGGGATGACTTTCTGCGGATTCCGGATCCGTCGCAAATACAAATTGGCCAAGCGGCAGTCAATGATTCGCCAACGCCGCCGCCTGAACGCAATGCTGAAGCACCGGGACTACGAGGGGTGGCGCTGTTCGCAGATTGCATGGATGGGGCACCTGCGCCATGGTGATGGACAGAATGGTCTCGTCCACTTAGGGCTCGCCGCACCATGTTGATCATCAACACTCCCGCCGATTTCACTAGCACTCAGGCCAGCCAGGAGCGGACCGCATTTCTCAATAGCCTTCTGAACGACTACATCACCTATGACGACGCGGTGTACCCAGTCGATTACAACCGCACTCTGCAGCTTGGTGACGATGGCTACGTTGCCCCTGTGATCCGCCAAGAGTGGAACGCAGGCGCTGCTGCTGGCTGGGGTTTCGCCTCTCGTGAGCAGATCGAATCGGCATTGGCCACCTAACCAGGCCTCCGAGCTTGCGTTTGCGACGTTTGCGCCCTCCTGCACCCCCGTTACTCTGCAGGGGTGCAGACGTCTTGACGTGGATCCAGCGACTGTCGTTGCCCTAATCGGTCTCGGCGGCTCTGGCGTCGCCGCGCTCTGGAAGATCGCTAATGGCCTGGGCCGTTTCGAGGCTCGCACCAGCACCATCCTCGAGGGCATCAAAGACGTGCTCCAGGACCACGAGGAGCGGCTGCGCAGAGTTGAACGGCAGCCATGACATGAACCGCCTCTCCGACTACGTCGCCCTTGCCATCGCCATCCACGGCGTCGCCCTGGTGGTGGTGAACATGACGCCAACCCCAAAGGACGACAGAGCGCTGAGGCAATACTCCAGGCTCGCCATCAAGCTCTACAGAGCGGTTGAGATCCTGGCCGGCATCGTCAGCCCGCTCGCCAAGAAATAGCCATGCAGCCCTTCGTCGTCGGCCAGGAGCTGCAGTTCAGGCAAGAAGCCATGAAGCGCACGCTGCTTGATCTGCACGACGCCGGCGACCACGAGGGGCTACTGAACGCTGCGATGCTGCTCAACACGCTCTGGCACCAGCAGACGGCGATTGCTCGCTGGTTTGCCAAGGAAGCATCCGACAACCTCGCCGACGCCTACGAGGCGACGCGCAAGGGCTAGATCACCGTCCTGGTCTGATGGTTGGGGTCGCTTTCATCCAGGCCATGCGCCAGCGGGTCGAAGCTGCTCGCCGCATCAACGGTTGGCTCCACGCCTGAACGCTTACTGGCATCGGCCGCTTCGAGGGATGCGATCCAACTGTCGAATGACTCCCGCATGGGGATCTTGGCGGGCAGCTTGAGCCAGCGCCTGACCTCTTTCGGACAACGCAAGAACACGCTGGCGCCCTTGTCGTAAGCGATGAAAAAACGTCCGTTCCAGTCCTTCCCTGTCTCAACCGTGGTGGTGTGGCTGAGGTGCAATCGTTCGCGCTTCATGGCCGGCAGGTGAGATACCAGCCGCCGCTACCCCCTGGCATCCAGCGCGGGTTCCAGTTCTTGCGGCTGTAGACCACCCCGCCTCCCTTGGTGTTGGCCGAGTAGCCACCCCCGACGAGCATGGCCTCGCCATTTGGGTCGTTCTGTATCCAGGCCGCGTCCGTGTAGCCGATCACTACGGACCAATGCCCACCCCCGCTGGGGGCCGACACGGGCCCTTTGTGCAGCCAGCCGACCGCTACAGGCCTCCCGGCGTCTATCTCGCGCTCCAGGGCCACAGGGCGGCCATCTGTGTGGAAGTCAGCCTGCAGTCCAAGCGACCGCAGCGCCTTCAGCTGCGCTTCTGCAGATGTCGTATCGCCATATTTGCGCCTGATGTCGTTATAGATATCGTCCCCGACCACCTTCCCCCAGTACATCGCCAGCATCCCAGCACTACTAGAGAAACACTCGCGCGTTCCTGAGCCAGATTTGTTGTCCAGCTGGCTTTGCCACCGCACATTCAGCGGGTTTCGCACAAGCGCAGCTGGCACAGGCCGACTCCAACCCTGCGTCCACTCCGATGACTCGCTTAACAGGCCTGGGTCGGCCTGTTTGATCTGCTGCCCGAGCTTGATGATCGCCTTTCGTTGATGGTCAAGGCCCTTGTAGTGCTCCCAAAACTGCAGCCATCGCTCATCAGTGAACTGGATGTCCTCTATCGGCATGATGGAGAGAGCTCTCCACCCATGTAAACGTGGCAAACCACGATCTCCGAGAGGTCTTGGAGGACATCCACGCCGAAGTGGCGCATGGAATCCTTGATGACCTCCGCAATGGCGACAAAAACGCCCGCCGTGAGGCCCTGCAGCTCCTGAAGCAGAACGCCATCACCGCTGCAGCCATGCCAGAGACGCCGACCGCCGATTTGGCGCGCATGTCCGGCAAGCTCAACTTCGCCGAGCTCGAGCAGAAGGTCAAAGTGGTGCCAATCCGCCCGCCAGCACCACCTACCGCCGCCTGACACCGCCGTAAGCGGCGCTCCGGGCCATCGGACGGAACCCCAGGGCCAGTGCATCCACGCTGGCCCCCGTCTCGTCCATCCACGCCTGCCTGGACCAGCCCTCGATCTCGTCGGCGCGTTGCTGTTGCGCCTTCACCTGGTCCTGAGCGGCGGCCTCCACGAACCATGCGCAGCCAATCGCCAGCGCATCGATGCGGTCATAGAAGGTGAGGCAGCCCCGGTCCGCGGTAATGCGGCTCATCTGGTACATCAACGACCGCTGGTGGCCCGTATCGGGGTCACGCTCTGCGCCATTCCAGTCCTTCTGCACCAGCTCGCTGTTGAACACCAGCCGGTGCTGCTGACTCAGCGGCCCGAGCACATCAACGATGCGCTTCTCCTTCTGCCCGGCACTCCTGGGCGGCTCCTCCACCGTGCAAGGCCAGATCCGCAACATCACCGGCTTCAGCAACGCGGCAAACATGCCATCGCCGTAGTTCGGCTCCGGGATGACGTAGTTGACCTTCCACCGTTTGGCGACATTGGCCAGGTGAACCAGCACCTCCTCCTCGTAACCGCGGGTGGTGCCGCCGCTCTCGAGCACGAACAGGTTGCCGTTCAGCTCCGCCACCACAGCCCACGCCAGCTCGTCGCTGCCGCGGCCGGACGGGTCAATGGCCAACACGCACCGCCAGGTCTCTTCCTGGGGCAGCCAGCCCTGGATCACGGCCGGTGAGTGGTAGTAGCGGTCTGCGCCAAGACCTACACAAGGCAGCGACTGGATCCGGTACTCCGTTCCCGACGACCACGCCACCACCTCCGGCAGCGCTTTGCCGTCCAATGGCAGCACGATCAGGTCACCCAATCGCACTGGGTAGCGATCCAGGGTCGACAGGCGGCAGTTCAGCTGGAACTGCAGCTGCACCGACGCCCTGGTCATCCGCATCTCGCGGCCGAGCAGCTCGTCGTGCCCGAAACGCTCTGGATCGGTCGGTTGTCCCACCAATGACGGGTCTTCTTCGACCTCAGCCGCCATCACGGGGTCGATATTCCCCTCGTAGCAGTCCCACTGGTCCGCGTCATTGGGGTCTGGATACCGCGCTGGCCAGTAGCGGATCGAATAATTCCGCTCTCGTACCAGTCGCAGGTACAGCGACGTCTCCAGGTGAGGCGTACCCAGGAACTGCACCATCCGCGGCAGCTCCTGGCCCTCATCCGGCTTGAGGATCGCCTCCAATTCGGTCACGGCCGCGGCCAAACGCTCCTGTTTCAGCGGTGTGATCGAGTTGTTCAGGGTCTCGATGTCGTCCGGGATAGCGATCGTGCAGCGCTTTCCGGTCAATGACGGCGACAGGATTCCCACAGCGCGGACACTCGGGCTCTGATCCACCACCGCAGGGCCCACATCGAACGCCCTGGTGCTGCTCCGGCCGTCGTTACGTGGCTCCAGGCACCGCAGGATGTCGATGTCGCGGATGCACCGCGCCATAAACGTGGTGATCTCCAGCGCCTTTTCCGCTGTCGAGCCCGGGATCAGCACCTTCTCGTTGAAGGGATCGATCCGCAGCCGATGCAATGCCCTGGCCGCGGCGATCGTTGACTTCGCCACACCACGGAAGCCCACCGTGATCTGACGGGACGGGCCGTTTTCCTGCCAATCACAGATCCGTAGCTGCTGCTTGGTCGGCACTTCCGCCAACCCCAGCTCCCGCAGGATGTAGCAGAAGAAATACGGGAACCGGCCAACGCCCAGTTCCGGCGGAATCGGGGTCCAGCTCATGTGGAAGCCCCTCCCACCACGAGGGCAGAAGGGGCTCCCGACCAACCACCAGCACGTCCGCAAGAACGAAGCGCTAGCGGGCCTCCCAGCACCACCTGGGTGGGCGACATGACCTTAGCCAGCCTCATAAGCCTCGTTCACTTCAGCCGTTGCCGGGTCATCGCCCCGGTACTCACCCGCCTTATTGCGTGCGCGCTTCGCGGTCTTCGCCTCTGGGGCAGGGCAAGCACCTCCACAAGGCGATGCCAGCGCCGCTTCAGCTGCGGCCACCACGTCATCAGGAACATCAGAGCCAAAGCCAAACACACCAAGGCGTTCCCGCTCTGTGTTGGATAAGTACACGGGCGTAGAGCAGTTCACTTCAGGCTATCGGCCTTGTTCAGCTCACTCCAGTGAATCCGTGAACTGACGGTGGATGTGGCCGCGGCGTTTTGCCCCACCGACAGAGACGTACCAGGGGTTGAACAGGAAGTAGGTCTCGCCTGTGGTCTGGTCGTAGGCCTTGCTGATCACCAGGTTGTCCCGCAGCCGCTTCAGCGAGTTGGTGACGTCCTGAATCCGCATCCCCAGCTGCTCTGACAGGCACTTGGCCGTCACCTTCACCCGGCCACTGCGCCAGTGCAGATGAATGGTCAGCCCCCAGAGCACCGCCAGGTCGCGGGGGAGCAATTTCCGCTCCTTCAACAGCTCCGCGCAAGCCTCTCGACCTTGCCTGTGGAGCATGACGTAATCCTCGCCGTCAGATTCGATAGGGTTCATGGAGTCAGTGGCACATAACACTGGCGTGATCCCCTTAATACCGGCTTCAGGATCCGACCCCTGTTGCCGGAAGGGATCTCATGCACTCAAATCATAAAGGCTTACTACTCGCCCCCGTAGAACTCCGCTCCACCACTGGGCCATTTCACAGTTCCTCTGGATATCTCTACTGGTAGGTAGGAAGAGATCTCCAGAAACATCCGGCGCAGCCCACCCACCCCGCCTGCGGACGTCGAGCTTCGCTCTCCTCCAGACGCCTGTCTCCGCTCCACCCCCGACGTCCTCCACCGGGGTGGGCACCCTCCCAACATCAACCCGACCCAAACCCCGCTCCACCCCCGTATTGACCCTGGCTAGATCCGGTCCGACAGGGGGGCGATTTTTGGGTCGCGTGATGTGGTGGGGTGCCCAGTACGTGCGGGCCGCAGCTCCCCCCTGCACCCCCTCTCTTTTCTGCTGGTGGCTGCTGGGCCCTGCGGGCCTGGTTGCAGCCGGTCTGCAGCCTGCTGGGGCCTGGGCCTGTCGGTGGCTGGGTTCTCTGCGGATTGCACATCCGCTGGGGGCGGCTGATGGGCCTGTCCGGCCTGGTGGGGTGGGGGTGCTGGTGCCGCTGGGCCTGCGCCGGTAGGCTGGCGCCACGGGCAACTGTGAAGAGTTGTTACAGATTGGCAGGTACGCCCACCGCCACCCTCTCCACCCCCGTGGAGATCAAGCAGGATGGCAGCAGGACCGCTACGGGGCCGCAGCGCACTGCGCCGGGCCGGCGGTCTGACCAACCACCACCGCACCTAGACCGATGAATACGTACGAGGAGTCGGTGCTGTCCTACGCGGACGGCTACGGCAACCTGACCCGCGCCGATGCAGTGCAACTGCTGGGCGAGCACGGGTTCACCTTGGGCGACGTCTACGCGGACGACCACGGGGTGAGCGCTGTCCACCTGGACGAGCGCAACGCCGAGGCGCTGCTGGCGTGGCTGGGGTACTGATGCGCGGCGCATCACTGGCGGCCTATGGGCTGGCCCTGGGGCTGGCCTTGGGCTGGCTGCACAAGCCGCTGGCGCCGGGTGCGCCTGACCGGCCCGAGCTGGGCCTGATCCGCGGGCGTGCGATGCCCGCTGAATGGCCCGGCCCTTGACCCTCTCCCGGAGCTGCTGTGGCGGCTCCCTGAGGGGCTCACCCCTCGACCAACCACCACCACCCACCCCATGAACGCCTTCTATCTGACCCTGGCCGACTACGAGAGCCGCCACAACAGCTGGGCATCGGCCGCAAGCCACTACTGCCAGGACGGCTACCCCGTCCACTACGAGGGCATCGACTGGCAACAGGCCTGCCGTGATCACGGGTTTTACGGCGCCATCCAAAAAGTGAAAGAGGCCTACCGCGCTCGCCAGTACAAGCGGCTGATGGCCTGACGACAGCACCGAGGCCCTGGGCCCTGCCCTCGGCCTCCCTGCTGCCCTCCAAGCAGCGACCAACCACCACCACCCACCCATGAACACCACCGAACTGAGCCACGCCGAACAGAACGCCCAGGGGCACGCGGAGGCCATCGCCGCGGCCTACGAGGCCCATCAGTTCTGCGCGGAAGAAGGAGAAGGCCGCCACCTCACCCGTGAGGCCAAGGCGTGCCTGAAGCAGCACGGCTACGACGGCACCAACCACGACGACGTAGCGGAGGCAATCGAGGAGGCCATGCGGGGCGAAATGCTCTGCGTCGGCGTCCGTTGCAGCGAGTGGCAGGACCCCTGCGCATCGAGCTCACTCGAGCCCGATGAGTTTCAGATCCTGCTCACCACCGGCGGCCCTGCCCTGCGCATCGTCGGCGAGCTGAACCACTACCTCGAGCCCTGCAGCGCTCGCCTCCAACACCAGGACTGGGGCACGCCCTGGACCCAGTGGTTCCACATCGAGGAGGAGGCCCTGCTCTGGCTTGCTGCCCTGCCCTGGTACGGCGAGGCCTGATTTCAGCACCGAGCCCCTGGGCCCCTGGCCCTCGGGTTCCCTGCTGGGCTCACCCAGCGACCAACCACCAACACACCCGCCCCATGACACCGAACCCAGATGAGCTGGCCATGCGCCGCTCGCAACGGATGACGATCACCGTCCCCTATGGCGTGATCAGCCGCCTCGAGCGCCGTGCGCTGGAGGAAGGCCGCAGCCTCTCCAACCTCAGCGCCTACCTGCTCGAGCGCGCCATCGAAAACCAGGAGACGCGCAAATGAATCGCAATGATCCCGCCCTGGCTGCCCTGGTGCTGCTGGGGCTGGCCCTCGAGCTGGCAGCCGTCGCACTCCGGCCGCTGCTGGCTCATGCCCTGGCCCTGCTGCTCACCGCCGCCGTCTGGAGGCCAACCGCAGCAATGGAAACAGCCGCGGC